GGTTGCGAGCGCGAAATTTTTTTAGATGAAGTTTTGCAAAACCAACCTTATTTTATTGACTTATGGCAACGCAAGTAGAATTAGCTAAACATTTATCAATGACACCTCAATCAGTATCAGAGCTGGTGAAAAAAGGTGTATTTAGTATTAAGAAGGGCAGATCACCAGTTGATCTTGATGTATGCAGAATTGAATACATAAACCACCTACGCAAAAGCGCTAACCACTTTACCAAAAGTGGCAATAGCGGAGACATAGTTGAGGAGTCAACAAGATTAAAAAAGTTTCAAGCTGATAAAGCTGAGTTAGAGGTCAACCAATTAGAAGCTAAGTTAATACCAGCAGAGCTGGTGAGAACTACTTGGAGTGATTTTGTTAGCAATGCAAAAGCAAAGCTGCTCAACATGCCAACTAACTTAGCGCATCAGGTCTTAGGACTAGATAATTTTGCTGAAGCTGAAGAATTAATAAAGAAAAGCGTTTATGAAGCGTTAGAGGAGTTAAGCCAAGATGGAATACCAACGGAATATGCAGAACGTGCTGAATCAAGTACAAAGTCTGTGGAAACCGCCAACTGAGTTACTAATATCTGAATGGGCTGATCAATACAGGTATCTATCACCTGAATCATCGGCTATAAGCGGTAAATATAGAACTGATTACGCGCCATATCAAAAAGAGATCATGGATGTTTTCAATGATCCAAAGATTGAGCGCATAGTTTGGATGAAAAGCGCACAGGTTGGTGCAACTGAGATTTTAAATAATGTTGTTGGTTATACCATTCACCTACAACCATCACCAGTTCTTATAATGCAGCCAACGCTTCAGATGGCGCAAGCTTACAGCAAAGAGAAACTAGCTAATATGTTACGCGATACGCCAGTCTTAAGAGAGCGCATGAATGAACCAAAATCAAAAACCAGCTCTAACACCGTTTTATCCAAAAAGTTTACAGGTGGTACGACTTTAAATATGGCTGGCTCTAATAGTGCTGCTTCATTAGCTAGTAGAAGCATAAGACTTTTATGCGTTGATGAGGTTGACCGCATGGAAGCCAATGTATCAGGGGAAGGAGACCCAGTGCTTTTAGCAGAAAAAAGAACTCAAACTTACTACAACCGTAAAATATATCTATGCAGCACACCAACAATTAAAGGCTTATCTAGGATAGAAACAGCTTTTGAGGAAAGCGATCAGCGTTATTACTACGTTCCATGCCCTGAATGTAATACAAAACAGGTATTAAAGTGGTCAAACGTAGTTTGGGAAGAAAACAAGCCTGAAACAGCTATATATACATGCGAAAACGGATGTGTAATTAATGAATCAAAGAAATATTGGATGTTGAAGCATGGAGAGTGGAAAGCAACCAAAGAAACAAAGAAAACAGCAGGATTCCATCTAAATGAACTGTATTCAGTCTTTAGTTCGTGGGGATCAATGGCAGCTAACTTTTTAGAAGCAAAAAAGCAGCCTGAAATGCTAAAAACATTTATTAATACCTCATTAGCAGAAACTTGGCAGCCTGAACCTGAAGAAGCAGTGCAGCCTGAAGGATTAATGGCAAGAAGAGAAGATTACAACGCTGAAACCATACCTGATGAAGCTTTAGTGCTGACATGTGGGATTGATATTCAGAAAAATCGCTGCGAAGCACAGGTTGTCGCTTTTTCACACGATTATGAAATGTGGGTTGTAGATTGCAACATCATTTATGGCTCTACTGGTGATATGAATGTATGGAATGAGCTAGATAAATACCTGATGAAAAGATTTACCACTCATTCAGGCAGGACTATGAGTATAGCTTGCACTACTATTGACTCAGGATTTCAAACCCAACAGGTCTATGCTTTTACAAAACCAAGAAAAGGTAGAAGAGTTTTTGCAATTAAAGGTCAATCGCAAAGCGGTAAAACAGTAGTTGGTAAGCCAACAAGGGTAGGAAAAGAGAACCACATTTTATATCCAGTAGGTAGTGACACCGCAAAAGAGGTCATTTATTCGAGGTTAGCATCAGAATATGGCTATACCACACTGCATTTCCCTGAATCAGTGGATCAAGAGTATTTTAACCAGCTAACAGCCGAGCAAAGGTTCGTAAAATTTGTAAAAGGCAAGAAAACTTTGTATTGGAAGCAGATACGCGAGAGGAATGAAGCATTAGATACAATTTGTTACGCTTTGGCTGCTGCTTACATCCTAAACCCAAACTTTGACTTAATAGAGCAGCGTTTACTAACAGGAAATGCTACTGAGCCTGATCCAAACAGAACACAAGTGCAAAAAAATCGCATAAATAGAAAAAATATGCCTAATTTTGCTACTTCTTGGAAAAAATAATTGTAAATTCCAAACATATAGCGTTGACATTTGCATTATGACTAATAGTGTTAGTTGTAGAGAAATGTAATTTACATATTTGAGGAATTTTGCTTGAGCAACGCTTTTGATTCAAACAATTATCCAACCCAAGTACCTTTTGAATTAAAGCTAGGCGACTTTTGGGCTTGGAAAGACACCAAGTTAAGCACAGATTATGCTAATTCCGCATACACACTTACATACGAATTTAATTTAGTTGATGGTTCTACACCAGCCAACATTACCTTTACTGCTACTGCTGATGGCGATGACTACAAAGTTGAAGTTGCTTCTACCGCTACCGCTTCTTATACAAAGGGTGAGTACAATTGGGTTGCTAATATTACTAGGAATAGCGATAGCGCAAGAGTTAAAGTTGGCGAGGGCTTTACAACCTTTCAGGACAATTACGCTGCAACATCAGCATCAGTAAGAAGTCACGCTAAGATTGTATATGATGCAATCTGCGCTGTAGTAGAAAACAGGGCTTCAATGGATCAATCTTCAATGTCTATTGCAGGTAGATCACTTTCAAGAATGTCAATTGATGAATTGCTTACTTTCAAGAATCACTACAAAGCTGAATGGCTTAAAGAAGTAAAACAAGCAAGAATCAAAAACAATCAAGGATCAGGCAACACCATCAAAGTGAGGTTCACTAGATAATGGCTTGGTACAACAGAATATTTAGACAAGAAAAGCCTGCAAAGAAACGCATGCCTTATAGAAGAAGCTATACAGGTGCTAAAACAGGGCGCTTATTTGCAGACTTCTTAACTCACTCCGCTTCAGCCGATGCAGAGATCAAAGATAATATTAGAATCCTACGAGATAGGGCTAGAGAGTTAGCTCGTAACGATGCGTATATCGCAAGATACCTTAATCTGATGGTATCTAATGTTATTGGTAAGCAAGGCGTAAGAGTGAGCGCGAAAGCAAGGAATGATAATGGTTCTTTGGATATTCGCGCTAACCAGCTTATTGAACAATCATGGAAAAACTGGTGCAAGCTTGGTAATTGCACAGTAAATGGCAAATTGTCATTTATAGATGCACAAAAGATATTTGTTGAAAGTTTATGTAGGGATGGTGAGGTATTAGTTAGAAAAATTAAAAACAATTCACCTTTTGGCTTTCAATTACAGTTCTTAGAAGCCGATCACTTAGATGAGACCCTTAATTCAGGCGATAAACAGACTGGTAACAAAATTAAGATGGGTGTTGAGGTTGATAAATACGATAAGCCAGTTGCTTATCATTTATATGCCAATCATCCATACGATCAAATATATGTGCATGCAAAAAAACACATAAGAGTACCAGCCGATGAGATCATCCACGCTTACTTACCAAATAGAGCAGAGCAGACAAGAGGTGTTTCATTTGTAGCGCCAGTTATGGCTAATCTAAAGCAGCACTCAGCATATATTGAAGCTGAAATCGTGGCAGCTCGCGTAGCTGCATCAAAGATGGGCTTTTTCACTTCACCTGATGGTGACGGATATGTAGGAGACGGTGAATACGAAGATACTTTTAATCCTACAATGAACGCACAGGCTGGTGTATTTGAACAATTACCTGCTGGCGTTGACTTTAAAGAGTTCAGCCCACAGCATCCAACATCAGCTTTTGATGCTTTTACTAGCAGTGTTTTGAGAAGCATTGCATCAGGATTAAACATTTCATATCACGCGTTAAGCAATGATTTAACTTCAGTTAATTACAGCTCTATTAGGCAAGGCAGTTTAGAAGATAGAAGCATGTATCAGATATATCAACAGTTTGTTATTGAACATTTTATCTCACCTATATTTGATTCATGGTTAGAGATGGCTATGTCAACTGGCAGAATTAATTTACCTATTGGCAAATTCGATAAATTTGCTAATGCAATCAATTTCATACCGCGTAATTTTGGTTGGGTTGACCCACTTAAAGAAATGCAATCAAACATTCTTGGATTACAAAACGGAACTATGACTTATGAAGATATTTCTGCTTCATATGGGCGTGATACTGAAGAATTATTTGAACAACATCAAAAAGAGGTTGAGCTAGCTAAACAATATGGTATTGAAATAGCTTATCAACCATTTGGCGCTAAGTTGCCAGTAGAAGCAACGATACAGGGCAAGGAAAACGAAGATGACATTGAAAATGAACAATAACGATTTTGATTCTAACGAATCAGAAATACATCCAGTAGAAAATACTGAGGAGAAAACTATGCTCAAAGAAGATAGACATATCCTCAGCGTTTCTGAGACTGACAGCACTGTAGTTGTTGAGTTTGAGAAGCATGAGGATGTTGAGCAGCCTGAAGAGGTTGCTGAAGATGTTAATGAGGAAGAAGAAAGAAAGGTTGATACTGAAATAAGATTCAGAACCGTTGATCTTTCAAGAGCTTCTTACATTGACGAGGAAACTCGCAGGGTACGCATAGGTGTATCTAGCGAAGAACCAGTGGAACGCAGCTTTGGTAAAGAGGTGCTTTCACATAAGCGTGAGGACATAGATATGTCATTTATGGCTTCAGGCACAGCCCCATTACTTTTGGATCATGATATGACCAAACAAATAGGGTTAATTGAAAAATTTGAACTCGATGAGGAGCAGCGCAGAACCGTTGCTGTAGTTCGTTTTGGAAAAAGCGAGCTTGCTGAGAGTGTATATAGGGATGTTCTTGATGGCATTAGAAATAATGTCTCAATCGGATATTCCATCACTAAAATGGAACGTGCAAAAGATGATATACATGGTGAACACTACAGGGTTTCTTTTAAACCAGTAGAAGCATCAATTGTCGCAGTACCAGCAGACCAATCAAGGCTTGTTGGGGTTGGGCGTTCTGAAGATAAACCAACACACACAACAAAGGTGAAACTAATGGAAAACAAAGAAACTCAAGAAATTAATCTTGACGAAGTTAGATCACAAGCTACTGACGAAGCAAGAGCTGCTTTCAAAAAATCTTCAAAAGAGATTATTGACTTAGCTGTTCGTCATAACAAACGTGATTTAGCTGACAAAGCTATCCAAGAAGGTATATCAGTTGAAGAGTTTAGAGGTGTATTGTTAGAAAATATTTCTAATGACAAGCCACTAGAAACTCCTGAAATTGGTATGACTAAACAAGAAGTTAAAAGATTTAGCTTAGTTAAAGCTATTAACGCTCTTGCTAATCCTTCTGATAGAAACGCTCAAAGAGCTGCTGAATTTGAATTTAAATGTTCAGAGCAAGATGCTAGAGAAAATGGCACTGTAGCACAAGGAATTATGCTACCTGCTGATGTTCTAAGAAATTGGACTAGAGACTTAAATACATCCGATGATTCAACTCTTGTAGCTCAAGACTACAGAGATGGAGACTTCATAGACATATTAAGAAACTCTTCTTCAGTCATGCAAGCTGGCGCAACTATGTTACGTGGTTTACAAGGCAACGTGGTAATCCCTAAGAAAACTGCTGGCTCATCTGCTGGTTGGATTGCTACTGAAGGCGGAGACTCTTCAGAGTCT